AATATGCACCACCCGCACCCCCACCAGCACCCGTATAATTGACGTTATTAGCACTGTCACAACCACCCGCACCACCGCCACCGATAACGAGCAAATCAACAACACCACTATTAGCAACAACCAGCGAACCAGAAGACGTAAACGTCCTGACCTCATACGTCACACCACCATCCGTGTATGTAGTACGAGTGCCACCGCTAGAAATCTGTGCGAACCTACCCGCTGTAGGGATTGTTGATCCTGCACCGAGAGCGGTTGAAAGTTTAGAGATAGTCATTTAGTTAAACTCCTAAATTAGGGTACATGACGTTAATCATTTCGTCCGTAAACCCAAGAGACTTAGCATGCTCAATAGCATCCGTTTTCGCTTGCGCCTCAGCCGATAACACGGCAGCATGCTCGGCTTCAGCAGCGAGGGCAGCAGCAATGTCTGCCTCACGTTGTGCCTGTTCCTCAGGGGTGAAGTCACGTTCGATACGTTCCCCTGTTGCGGCGTTTACGATTAGTATTTTTTCAGTCATGTCATGCTCCGTTTGCATAGCCGTAAACGCGGATAGTGCCTGTCATATTTCCAGTAGACAACGATAATGTAAAGCCATCAAAGGCTGTAGTCGCGCCATAAGTTCCGCTTCCTGTTCTATACATTCCGAGGATTCCCACGGCCAAAGATCCCGCAATGTATGCATTGGATGTGAACTTGGTTTCTTGCGGGTTGAACAAGTCCATTGTGAAGGATGTGGTTTCAATTCCTGTTTGGATAATTTCGTGCAAAGTGACGAGGTTTGCTTCGGTTGTAGTAACTGCGCCTTGGTTGACTCCGCGCATGTAATACAACGCCCCAGAGTTATCAGTGCCGGATGCTCTATATCTAAAGTTTAGCAGCGCTTGGACTGAATTGGTGGAAAACATCATTATTTTGTAATTTTCGTAATCACTCGTAAACACGTTATCCAGCGACACACTCGACACGGCACTAAACGTGGTCGTGTTGATATGCACTAAACCACCAGCAGTTTCTAGGTCACCTTTAGTAGCAAAATTTCCGCCAAGAACGGACAATGAATTCATAGCCATTATGAAATCTCCGACAAGAACGCAGTAAAGTTACAAGTATTCGCAGACGAAGACACACGCACAAACTTCGCGGCATCCAACGTCACACCCAACGTCAAAGCCACCGTGTCATTACCAGCAATAGCAGCATCATAAACAAGCCACTCGCTCGCACCCGGTGTACCAGCGGTCGTATCCAAACCAATCCGCACCGTGATAGCAGAGGATGACTGGTTAGTGATAACGAGGGAAGAGATCACTGCCTCAGTAGCAGCGGGTGTCGTGTACAAAGTAGCGTACGTCCCTGTACTCGCTGTGCCTTGTACCTGTGCGTATTTGTATGCTGTTGCCATGTCATGCTCCAATCAGAAAGAACGGGTTTAATCCTACCTCAATACCATTAATAGTACCGCTAAAGGTAGCACCATTAATGGAAACATCAGTAAGAGTCTTATTAGTTAAATTTTGAGTATCAGTAGTTCCCACCACGCTACCAGTCACACTATGCACATTTGAGGCTGAATTAACGTGCAAGTTAGCCTCGTCAGCGTCCGTGGCAGTAAAAATGTGCTCCAGTTCAGCACCAATTTGGTGAGGAGTTACAGTTGTTTGGTCAGCCCCACGACCATTAACAAGCCCATTATCAAACACAGTCAAAACATTTCCGGCACGAGAAGAACAAAGAATCTTCTCTTCGACAACCTTACCACGATCAACAACCACATAGAACGGTCCAGAAGAACCTGTAGGGTAGTTAGAAAGATCACCACACTCAATAGTGAGAGCCGCTGTAGACCCGTTCAAAACAGCAGTTAAAACAGCGAGTTTAGCATTACCAGCATATGAACGTCTCATTTACACCACTTCCTCAAGAGTAATCAAAAACGTGCCCTGCCAACCATTACCAGTAGTAGACAGACGTTCAGGTTGCCACACAAAATCACGGGCAAGAACCTGATACGACTGACCTGACTCTTGATACTGGAAGACAGTTCCGTTTTGAATCAAACCCAGTAACGCATTTTTATCGTTTAACGAGTTCCTAGATTCTACCATTCCGTTGATTTCAACTTCGTCAGCGATTAAAACAGGGACATCCCAACGTGATGCTTGACCTTTAACAGGGAAGGCGCGTAACTCCCAGCGGGTAGGGATAGGTCCTTTAGTATTATCAATAGGGCAGCGAATAATGACATAACGGACGTTGATTCTGGAGAACTTAGTGCCATAAAGGTTAATGTTGTCGCTACGAATACTGTTAGGACTTACCTGTATACGGGCATAACGGGCATACAAACTAGCGTCATACGACAAATCAAGATACAAAAACCCCTGACAATTAGGAACCCACTTAGCCTGCATATACAAAGAAGCCTTCAAATCCTCAACACTAAACGACATCGAACCCTGCGTAAGCCAACCAGCAGGAACACGATCAACACCCTCAAAATAAACACCAGAACCCTCAACAGAAAACACGCGCTTATCCAACCAAGTAACACACGAAGTAACATTCGCTGCCGCTTCACCCCAAGCAGCAATATCGTTAGCGTAAGCAGGAGTTAAATTAGTAGTAGTAAACGTAGTCAAATCTAAACGACCCAAACCCGGAACCGGACTCGTAGGAAAAACGTTAACCGTGTCACTATTCACAGGAACATAACCGGGGTTCATAGAAGAAACCCCATACCACATGAAACGATCCTGAGCCTCAAAACAACGAACAGGTTCATCAGTAGGAATAATCGCACCAAGAAGAAGATCACCATTAGCATCAGGTTGCGCCATACGCACACCCTTATTAGTACCAATAAAAATAAAACCAAGATACTCGCTAATCGTGTAACCAATCTCCCCATCAGGAAGTTGAGCAGCAACAATCGCTGGATTCAAACCAGTAGCATCATCTTTAATAGTTACCTTATGAACAACCCACTTATCTCCCTTACCACCAAGAAGATAAATAGCATTAGGACCCTCACACGCAGACTCCCACCTAAAAGAAGGATCAGGGTTAGTGTAAATAGTTTCAATCTGATTATCAGTCTTAATCCACTTCAACACGTTAGCGTGACCAACAAGAAGATAATCTTTCTCCCACTCAATCATGTTAGCGCCAGTTAATACAACGTTGTAATAACGCGCTGCCGTATCAGCAGGCCCATCAAGACGATAAATGTACCCATTATCATTCAACCCCATAATCGCATCACCACGATCAGCAATATCAATAATAGGATCAGGGCCAAGAGCAACACTCGCAGTCATAGTCCCAAAATCAGAATACCAATAAGTGTAATTACCATTAACAACAACAAGATAACCATCATGCAAAGTCAACCAAGACTTACCACTAAGCGTTTGCAACTTAGTAGTCTCAGGGAGCAAACTAAAACGCCAACTTGTCCACGGATCAATACCAAACGAATCCTCGTAACGAGACTGAATAGCGTTATCACGATCCAAGTTAGACTGACCAGCGCCAGAACTCCAATCAGAAACTTGCTGCCTCCAAATGTTTTGAGGAAGCAACAACAAGTCACGATTGTCAGCAGTGTTACGTTGTTGCAAAACATCAATAGACCTTTGCGAATAAGCCTTAGACGCAGTATCAATAGGATAAATATGACCATTAATAGCAACCATAGAACCACCAAGGTTTGCTAAAGCACTACTACCAGCCTCGCTACCACCGCCGTAAAATGGTTCATCAAAAGGTTGAGTTATTTGTGTAGGCACTAAACTCCCCTATAGATAGGGATGCGAGTAACAAGCCTAGACATTTCCTCTTGAACACGAGACTTATACATACGCTGCAACTGATTAGCAATAGAACTATTAGAAGTAACAGGAACCTCATCAGGACGACGAGAATCACCCTGAGAACTAATCTGTGTACGGCGAGACTCAGTAGTCAACAACAACTCAACCGATGCACCCAAAGCAGGAATATCCAACATAGAATCAGACAACCCAAGATTAACAACAGGATCATCAGCAAGACTCGTAGCCTGACTAAACGGAGCCTTATAAGTAAACTCAATCTTAGTACCAGAAGGAATAGACAACAACAAACGAACCACATTCTGTTCAGTACTGTACTGCCAACGGTAATGTCGAGGAGCAAGATTACTCCACACATCAGTAGTACCGGGCCAACGCCAACGCACACGAAGAATGTTAATCATATCCGCTGCCTCAACAGGAACCTCATACGTTTGATAAGTAGGATCAACCTCAGCAACCCAAGTACCAATCTTGTACAACCCAGCCTCAGGAGAAGACATAGAACGCAACTGGTCATTGATAGCGTTAAACGCATACCAGTCAGTCATACGAGGACGCACATACACCATGTCCCCAGCAGCAACAGAGTTTCGAGGTGAGTTATCGTAACCCGGAATAACAAACACCGTGTTATCCGTAGAATAAACACCCTTAACAAACCACACGTTCAAACCACTAGAAAGCAACATGCCCTTCTGAATACCATCAACACCAAGTTCAAGTTGAATACTTGTTTGACCCGCTGACGCTGAAACCTGAGCAAGGTTCACATTCTCAGTCATAGACCCATACACGCGCCTACGAACATCCGCAACAAGATCAGCAACAGTAGTCACTACATACCTCCAAGGAAAAATGATGGACTAAAATCTGTTTCTCCAGACAAAGGTGATCCATTAACAAGAACCGCTGTTGCGTTGACTGTTCCGTTAATATCTAATTTGTATGCGGGGCTGCTCGTACCTATACCAACATTGCCGCTAGGCATAATACGCATTTTCTCATCAGCAGGAACCCAGTTTGCTGCATCAGTATTTAAGTCAACATAGAAAACAAGAGGCCCGTTACCGTTAGGACTCTGCCGCAATTGACCAATTGCAGCCTTCCGATACGTTGGATCAGAGCCGAAATCAATGCCAGCGATACCAAGATTAGCGTTGTTGTTTTGTACTGAGATACCAGCAAATCCTGTTGAGTCAACATCTGTAACATGCAGCCGTTCAGACGGACTACTTGTACCTATACCAACATTGCCAGCAGCATTCACAACAAACGGTGTCGCATCAGGGTTAGTCGAATCCTCTACCACCAACGCGTTACCTGTACCCGTTTGCGTCACAAGCAAAGCGGGGGTCGTGGTGTTGGCATTAACAACAGTAGAACCAGTGACAGTTCCACCAGTAGTAGCCAAAGCACCAACGTCACTAGCAGTCAAAGTAATAGAAGTACCAGTTTTACCATTAACCGTAGTCGGGTCACCCTGAGGTCCCTGTGGACCTGTAGCACCAGTAGCCCCAGTCGCACCTGTCGCACCAGTAGCACCCGTATCGCCAGTATCACCCTTTAACCCTTGAATCCCTTGAATACCTTGGATACCTTGATCGCCCTGAGGACCCGTGTTACCAATAGGACCTTGAGGTCCCGTAGGTCCAGTATCACCAGTTAAACCAGTTTCACCTTGAATACCCTGAATCCCCTGAATACCCTGAATACCCTGATCGCCTTGAGGACCTTGGAACGTACCAGCATCAATCCACGAACCACCATTCCAAACATACAAATGCCCATCCTCATCAACAATCCAAGCATCACCCGGATAATTACCAAGAGCAGGCAAAGCAGCAACAGTCGCTTTAGTTCCCTTAACATTAATCGAATCACCCTGAGGACCCTCAGGACCCGTATCACCCTGAGGACCCTGCACACCAGCAGGACCCGTAGGACCCTCAGCACCAGTAGGACCCTGCGCCCCAGTAAGACCAGTATCACCCTGAACACCCTGAACACCCTGCACACCCTGCGGTCCAACAGGACCCTGAGGACCAGCAGGCAATCCCTCTACAGCAGAATTAAGAGTATTAATCGCCTCAATAATAAGATTAGTATCATCAGCAGGAGCACCATCACCCGGATTCTTATTCGGGGTAGGCAGCGTCAAATCAGCCATCAATAACTCCTAATCAAACTGTGAATCGTAGGTTTCAGGATACACGTTATCCGTATAAACATTACGCCAAGTGTACCCTGCCGCTGTCAACGACTCATACTCAAAGGAATCAACATCAGTACGATAATCAGTTCCCCCAAGAATAAACGTGTGGACATCATCGTTTTGAATATCATCATTCTCAAAAGTAGCACGTTCAGCGACACTCCCATCCGTATAAATAATCACACTATTCTGTGCAGGAGGAGGCAAAATAAAAGACCACAACGGGCTAATACCCTGACCCTGAATAGTACGAGGACCATAAGTACCACGCCCCAACAACTGCACCTGAATAGTCACTACTTCTTCTTCCTCCGAACAGCAGAATTATCAACAAGATTAGGATACGGACGACCAGCAGCCTTAGCCCTCCGCTTAGCAGCAGCCTTCTGACTCGCTGTCAAAGGCGTAGACTTTTTTTTAGGATTAGGCTTATCCCAAAACTGTTTAGGCATACTTACCCGGTTTAGTATCCGTAGGCTTCTTAACCTCCGACTTACCACCCGACTTACCCAAAATCATAGGAGCAGCGACCTTCTTATCATTAGGTGTAGAACACCCACACTTATAACACATCTACTTACCCCTTCCATGAGGCTTACTTGAATGATACTTACGACTAGCAGCAACACCCTGCTTAACAGTCTTAGCACCAGCCTTCTTCGTCAAATTAATTTTATCCCACTTCTTACCCTTGTTACCCGCATGATCAACAACAACACGACCACCAACCTTCTTAACCGTGTGCTTAACCCCAGTGATCTTCACAGACTTCTTCTTCACTTTAGGTTTACCTTTCTCATACGACTTAGTAACAAAAGTCTCACCAAGAGAAGCCATTAACAATCCCACGCTCTCAACGACTTATTAATACGACTATTAGGATTCTTCGCTGTCTTAGCCGAAGTATTCTTCTTCTTCATACCCTCCATACGGGCACAAAACGACTTCCTACGAGCAGCGGATTTAGGTGACTTCTTAGCAGCGGCCTTCTTCACCGGAGGTTTCAATTTGCCACCAGTAGCCTTGTTATAAGACGCACGACCTTTAGCGTTCAAGCCCCCCTTAGGGTTCTTACCCGCTTTCCGCTGCCACGCAGGAGTAGCCATTTACTTAGTCTTTACAAACTTTTTAGTTTTACCGTTCCAACGATACGTTTCAATATTGTTAGGAGGACCAAAACGATACAAAGAACCATCCTTAGGATTTTTAACACCAACCGTCGCCGGACCAACCATTCCAGCAGAAGGTTTCTTTACGCCACCATACTGAGTAAACGGTTTCTTAGGCGCGGCTTTCTTAACACCACCAGCCGATTTAATTCTTTTCCAAGTAGCGGTCTTAGCGTCATACATGTTATACGCCTTACCCTTAGCACCAAGACGAACAGTTCCATCTTTAACACCAGCATTTTGCTTAGCGCGTTGAGCCATAGTCCCAGACGGTTTACCAGCAGTAACACCAGTACGCTTAGCACCCGACAAGCGATCTGCACTTGTTCTTGTGGTACTTGTCTTTCTTGCTGTTGCAATTCTTTTATTTCTCGCTGCTGCTTTCTTCGCTGCTGCTGCTGCTTTCTTCGCTGCTGCTGCGCGAGCCATACTATCTGCTGTAGCCATTTTCAAACCTTCCTAAATTTTATAAGAGGATTCCCCTCCCCCCAATCTTAAATCAGGAGGAGGGGCTACTCATTAAGCCAATGTTGCTTGAGTATTAATGTGAAGAAGTGCTTCTGAACGGAACACTGAGTAACCAACAAGGTGGTACCAGCCAACCGAAGCAAAACGCTTCAACTTATCAACAACAGGAGCAACAACAGTTCCGGGCTGAGGACCGAAACCGGGAGCCGTGCTGTACGCCTTAGCAAGAGCCTCAGCACCCATCAGGTAACCGCGACCTTGATTCGTAAGGTGGTTGTTAACAACGAGACGAACGCCTTCGTAAGTTCCAACCTCACCCATGAACACGCTGTTACCAGCAGTACCCATACCACCTGCATAACCAACCATCCAACGGAAGCCGGTATCGGTAGTATCAGACATCAACTGCTGAGCCTGATATGGGCTAATGACAGCAACATAGTTGCCACCACGCAACGGACGAACATTGTTCGACCGAAGAATAGCAACACCATCACGAAGAGCATCGCCACTAAGAGGAGCAGCAGCGTCACCAATAGAACCAACGCTTCCGGTGGTAGCGTCATCATAAGTAATAGATGTTACGTCTAGTGCAACACGAGCCAACGTATCAACAGAAAGACCGGCGTTGTAACCAACACGCTCTGCGATAAGTGGGTCCATAGCGATCATTGAAGTTCCACGGATAAGAGCGGTGTTTGTAACAGCCGTTCCATATTCGCGCATTGCAATCGTAAGAGCCTTGGATGACAAGGTTACGGAGTCAACATCAATGTTTTCCAGCAACGGAGTGGTTTGCTCAGAAATGTCATCCACGAATGAAAAACGAACTGAACCGCCACGGTGCGTGGTGTTAGAAGCCCGAACTGTAGCGAATTGATCGAAGATCAGTTCAGGGCGAAGTGACGGATAGACCGCAAGGTCATACGCCTTAGTAACGAACTGGCTACCAAGCGTAATGTCTACGATAGGTGCTGGAGCGTTAATGGATAGTGGACCCGCTGCGGTGACAATCTCACCGGGCGAATACATCGGACTGGTGGCTGGACCGTTCTGGTTCGAGCCGGGTGTACCTGTACCTGCTGGCATTTTAACTTCCTTTACTGGTCAATGTTTGTTGGAATACCGAACTGTCGAGCAACATCCAACATGGCTTCCATCCCGCCTTCTTCCATCGCTGACTCAAGTTGAGCAAGAGCCGCTTCCTCTGAAAGTCCCTCATACGCGACTCCAGATGATGCAGACATAACTCGTTGTTGAGCAGCAGCAACATTATCAATGACAGAATCATCTTCCTGCCCCTGTGATGTTAAGAAACCGGATTCTAAAGCAGCCTGACGAATAGCCTCCGCTGTCATATCCCCCTCATAACCCTTAACAAAATAATTCATCTTCGGGTCATTCATTGGAAGTCCAGCCTTAGCAAAAGCCAGTTCACGTTTCAAATCAGCCAATTCCTTTTCCAATTGTTTCTTACCATTAGCAGCGCGACGAAGACTTTTAATGTCTCCATTATCACCAACAGCATCAACTTCATTGGAATCAAAATCTTCTTCATAATCGGACATTGCTCTTCCCTTCCTTAAACTCGCATGAATGGGAGATTCATACGGAGGTTGTGTGTTTTTGAGACAGGTTTGTCTCAAGATATGGTTTAGCCAAAATACTCATATAAGACAGGCCAACGTCTCAATGGAAAAAACCTTAACTACTAGCACACCCACTTTTCAGAAGGGCCAATATAAGGTACTGTTCATAGTATAGACACAAAGAAGCATTTATGTTGCTTTAGGGTTAGCGTGTCGCTGCGGAACCTAAACCACCAACACCTTGTGTGTTAGAAGTAAATCCCCCACCTTGTTGGAACTGACCAGCACGACCCTTTTGAACACGCTCAATAGCCTTCTGGCTTTGCTGATCATTCATCAAGTTTCCAGAAATTAATTGCTCCTGTGAAACAACATCTCCACGCCCTTGCATGAAACCTCGTTGTCTAGCGGTTTGAGCGAAACCTTGACGAGCCTCTTGTTGAGTAATACCAGCCTCGTTAAGTCTTTCAGCCATACCAGAAGCAATAGAGAAGTCTTGCATTTGGGCTTCAGCACCAATTTGAGCAGACGCATACTGTTTATTAAGTAACGGTAGTGCTTTCTCAGGATCAAGGAAGTATGCTGTTAAACCTCCACTTTCAATACCGTAGTAGTCGCGGAAAGTGTCGCGTACTTCTTGGCTTGCTTGGAACGCTCCGGCTGCTGCCATAGTGACACGGTTCTCTAGTTCTTGTGCAGATACTTCGTTGGTTATAAGATTAGTGATAGTGTCTGTGCCAAGCATCCCAGCAGGCAAACCATAAGCACGTTCCAATCCAGCAGCATTACGCTCAAAATCAATATACGCTGCCTCGCTAATAGCCCTCTTCTTCGCAGACAAAGCAGCCATAGCAGGAAAACGATCCTTATACTCCTGAGTGTCTCGAATCTGAGCAATAACAGCGTCACCATCAAGACCACTTTTTACATACGATTCAATCTTTCCCATGAGAGAAGAAAGACCATAAGTATCCATCAAGCCACGTAAAGTAGCCACAACGTTGTTTACACGCCTTGTCTCCGCTAAATTAGCCTGATCTATAAAAAACTGATTAGGATCAACAGCAACCTTTTCTACCTCTTTTTTAGGAGGTTTATTTGCCGCAGCAGCATTCTTAGCCTGCGTTTCTTCCCACAATTTCCAATAAGGGTCTTGTCTAACATTGCTACCAATAAAAGCAGCATTAGGATCTACGTTAGCAAACGGATTATTATAAGCCGCGTTTACTTGCTCTTGAGTTAATTCCATTACTAGCCCACCAATCCAAACATTTCCATAACCCTACTAGCCGTACTAGCAACTTGATTCTGAGCCTTATTCGTATTCATCCAACGAGGATCATTACGCAGCGACTGTTGAAACTCCCACAAACTTTTAGGCTTAAAATTACCTTTATCATCAACACCCGTCAAAGCACCACGAATATACTGATCATTCAAATCAATACTCTGAGGATCAATCTCTAACTCAGTACCCATCGTGTACAAATAACTACTAGCAAGATCACGAACATTCTGACCAGCAAGAATCTTATCGCTGTAAGAAGGCCAAAAACTAGCAGCCTGCTCACGAATATCCAACTCAACATCTTCCTTATTAGTCAACCCCATAACAATACTTCTAGCCTGACTCTGAAAATAATCATCAGAAAATTTCAAACCATTCGCTGAAGCAGTATTACGCAACTGCATAGCATACGTCCTAATATCACCCTTAGGCTCATCCATAGAAGCAGGAGTATCCTGAGCATACTTACCAATAGCATCAATAAGTTTGAACTCGCGCTCAGGCTGATCCCAACCATCATTAACCCTTTGCTGAGCCAACTCATTTAACTTAGCCTCATCCAAAGGACCAATACCCATAGACAAAGCCTGACGTTTAATTACTTCCTTAGACTCATCAAGAGAAGCAGCATAAGCAGCAGGATCAGTTTTCTGTAACTTAAAAGCAGCACGAGCATACTGATTATTTTCCTGCCACCATGTCGAACCCATAATTTTGTTTTGAAAATTGTTCAAACCCTGCTGTCCAGCCTCAGGTTCAAAGAAACCCTTACGAGAACTCTCTTCAAAAATTTGCTTCAACTCATCATTACTATCAATGATCTTAGTAATCCATTGAAGATCAGGACTCAAAGAACTAACATCAAGTTGATCCTGATCAGGAACACCATCATAGTTAACGTCAGTAATACCAGAAGCCTTAGCGGTCCTTTTATTCTCCCGCTGGTTAGCAGTAAGTTTCTTATTAGGAACCTTAGTTAAGTTTTTAATACCCTGATCTTTAGTCTCTTCAGCCATAATCCCTATCCCAACATACTTAGAAACGATTGCAAACCAGTAGTAGAAAGTTGTGTCTCAGCATACTGCTCATCACTCTTAGCATATTCCTTAGCAAACTGTTGAGTAGAAACCCCACCCTCAGATGTGCCCTTATTAGAAACAGTTTGAGAAGCAGGATTAGCAGAACCAGAAGAATCAGTAACCCTCCTACTAATAAGAGGATTCGCTTCCTCAGTAGCGTTCAACGCCTGCAAGAAAGTTTTATATTCTTTAGTCGAAGGTTTACGACCCAAATAACTACCAATAGCATTATCAATAAGAGCACGGGCACTAGAAGGATCAGTTAAATTAACATTCTCATCGTTATAAACAGTCCTAGTTGGACCCGAATATCCGCCACCCGCACCCGCGCCAGCAGGAGAACGAGCAGCCAACATTTCTGCCACATCCCAAGGACTGATCGGTTTACCTGTCGCATTAGAATAAACGCCAGCCTGATCAATCATCTGTTCCCAATAATATTGGTTATTTAATCCAGTAGGTTTTTTACCTGTTAATTTTTCAATAGCATTATCAAAACGCTTAATTTCTTGAGGGTTCATACTTACATAACGAGATTTAGCCTCATCAATAGTAAACATTCCATTAGATGCCCCCGGTTTTTGCAGCAAAGTAGGAACACCTTTAGTTAAATCATAATCAGGTCCAAGATAAACCATTCCATCTGTAGCGGAAGGTTGACCAAAAACACCACTAAGCCCCATAGATCCAGCCAACTGTTGAGCCTCAAGAGAGTTCTGAAACTGTCCTGTACTCGGACTCGGTTGCATTAAACTCATTGTCCAACTCCTTCTTCACTAGCCAACTGTTGCAAGTAAATATTACCCGGTGCTTGTGGATTACTATCTCCGCTTAAGTATAGGCTATCAATCTCAGCCCACCGCTCATCTTGATTACGCCACTTAGTACGCATAGCATCCCACCCAATTTTCCATTGCAAATTACTATCATGCTCAATACTGTGCCCAGACTGATCAAGAACAGCAATAAGATTTCGGCGCATACTCACATACTCATCCATTATCCCAAGCAAACCTTCTTTTTGCCCATTAATAAGAAGATTACGGAAATCATCATTATTAATAGCAGACTCCAAAACCCGCACAGCCGACTGAGTTTTAGAACCACCACGATCCTGAAAATCAACAATCCAACCCTCATAATCAGGATTAGACATCATGTTAGCAACCAAACGATCCTTAGCAGCCTTATACGGAGCAGCAGCCTTCAACTCGTAAGAACTCAAACCAGCCGACCGCAACTGCCCATCCAACTGATCAATAGCCTTACGATAAACAGTCCAACCAACAAGTTTCTGACGCTCAGCATTAGCCTCCTGAGGAGACTGCACCTCACGCCACTCACGATTAGTACCCGGAATTTTACCAACCTTCTGCCAGTTATAAGCACCCTGATCGTAATCTTCAGCAGCACGACGATTGTTAACAAGAATCCCAAGAACACTAAGATCCTTCTCCCCAACATTAGAAGAAACTTCCCGAATCAAAGGCTCCAAAGTTTTACTATCAGAAACAGCCTGAGGATTAGGATTAGCCCCACCAACATTCTTAGTAACCTTAGTAAGAGAAGCCTCAAGACCCCAATCACCAAACATATTATCCATATTCATGTTCGCTGTTAAAGGATTAGCAGCCTGCAACTGCTTATACACTTCCTGCAAAGCAGCCTGAGGAGTTTCAATTTTAGGACGAGTAAGAATAGGGAACGGAGTAAGAGGAGTAGGAACACCCTGATTACCCAGCAAACTAAACCAAAACGAGTTAGTTACACGCTTATTAATCTCTTCAGCATTAGGAGCATCATCACGCTCACCAGCCCTCCACCGCATATTTTGTGTGTGCATATGCAACGCATACTGGTAACCATACTGTTCAGATAACTCATCACGAGACTGCAAAAACTTTTGACCATAAGCAGGAATCAACTTATCCCAAGAAAACAATTTAGTTGAAGCACCCTGACCTTCACCAAAAATATAATCCTTAAACAAACCATAAAACTCGTTACCATTCTCTTCACCAAGAATAGACTTAATAGCCTGAGGAGTTTCAATAGGAAAAGCATTAGCCTTCATTAACTCACTAGCACTAACCTGAATCCAAGGAGTTGGGCGAGGAACAATACCAAACCCAGTCTCAGGCATCCACACATTCAAACCATCTTTAGGAATATTTAACAAATCTTCAGGACTTAAAATACCGCCAATAACAGGAAAATCAACATTATCCTGCAAACTCTTAGTCACCCAATCCATAGGCATAGGAAGAGTAAGATTCCCATTCTCATCCTCAATACCAAGACGACTAGGCATACGCCACAAATCAGCAATCATAGGAGCAAGCCAAGGTTCCTTAAACAACAACTTACCCGTCACCGTTGCACTATTTTGAGTAGCACTAATAAACGGGAAAATCCATTCCCCATACTTACCAAGATTAGTACGCCGCTCAATCGTGTACATCCACTCACGAGTATCCTTCAAAGCCTGCCTATGAGCCTGAGTTTGAATCCTATTCAATTCAGCAGCAGAAATCTTAAACGAATCATGCGCAATAGTCCCACCCTGCTCAGCATTAGAAGCACTACGAGCCTTACCCTTAAGCAACTTATCGCCTTGCCCACTATTAACAAGATGACGTTCAATAAGAATATTTCGCGCAACCTTATACTGCGTATTATAAAAACCACCACGAGTAATAGCGTCTTCAGGAATAGTACCCAAAGCCCTAAACATTTTGCTAGTAAACTTAGCCCAAATATTCATAACACCATCTGTACCCATTTGGACAACATTAGAACCTTGAATATATCCAAGAGTTCCACGCTGGTCTTCAGGAATTAACTTAAGCGCATCACCAACCATTTCAGGAGTAATCTTAGTTGTTTCAGTAGCAGTACCACGCAACTTTTCATTAGCCCTAGTTTCAAGCAAAGACAAAAACTCAGAACGATGCTGCATCTGCCCACGAACCTGCAAAGAAACTTCATCAAGATACACACGGGCCTGTTCTAAATCAGTAACAGTAACCCTTTGAACACCTGCCGCTGAACGCTCCATCTCAGCAAACTTTTTAACATCTTTACGTGCTGATACAGCAACCTTTTCTCCCGCTTGAGCAGCGCCAACATAAGCATCAGGAACAGTTTTAGCAACACTCTCTAAATTACCTTCACCCATTTGGCTTAACAAACGAATAAGAAAAGTATTACCTTCTTCAGTTGAAGTCATTTCTTTAAGAACCGCTTCACGATTCCATTTATTTTTAACAAGAGAACGTATAATCCAAGAAGAAGATGCTTCTTCAATAGCGTCAGCAAGCCCAGCAGTCCATTGCTTTTCTAAGCCCGGTTCAAATTTAACAGAACTATTAGGACGTATACTTACTTTTCTAAAAAACGAGTTCCAAATATCAGCCTTCAACGACAACGATTGAGTAACAGTTCCATCAGCCGACATAAGATCACGGTTAATCTGATCATACGGACCCGTAAACGCATCATCATAATATCCACCATCAGGCCCAAGTGACCTACCACTACCAATACGCTTCTGTCGCCCTGCCTGAGTACGATACATAGACATTGCTTTACTAGGGCTAGTAGCAAGATTTTCACGATCCATAACTACTTTAGATTGTGCAGCAATAAGTTCCGAAAGATTTTGCAACGTGCGCTCATCAAAAACATTATCAAACCCTTCTTCCATAATGTCTTGAGCAGTTTCGATAAGAGCCTCTAAAGAAGCATCATTGCTTTTTATTTGTTCATCTAAATCTGCAAGATTCTTTTTACGCCATGTCCCAAAAGCAGTGCCTTCAACAGCAGCATCAAACTTGTCAATGTTTGCAGCCACCGCTTCTCTAGCAGCCGTTAAACGATCAGAAGCAGACTGCGCCCCAGCCAAATAATCAGCCTCAGTCATTTTAGAAAGAGACTTATCAGGACGAGTAACAATATACATTTTTTCAATATCAGTAGCACCCAACTCAGGAACCGCTGTTTGCCAAAAATAATCATCAACAGCAGCATCATTTACTTCACGCAAATAAGGACTAAATTCAGAATCAGCAATTGCTTCCGTTGCTTTCTTACTTCTCTTACTTACTGTTGTTTTAACAATCTTATTACGAATACCAAAAGCAGTACCAGCAATAGGCCACGTTAAAGGAGCAAGGCTTGCAGAATAAGCCATAGCACGAACAGTACCTTCAAAAATATTACGTTGCGTATACGACAAACGCATCAATGTCGCTGGTCGCCAAAAGTTATTAAACAAATCATATGCGCCACCGGCTGCTTCACCTGCCATACTCATTTTTGCTTTAAGAGTTTGACCGTTATCTTTGGCGTAAGTTTGTTTAAGGATTTTTTCAAGTTCATGCCAGTTCTGCATGTACGTACCATTAGCAAGTTGCGAATCAAGGTATCCAACAGTTTGAATTGTTCCATCTTCAGGATCAACAAAATATCCTCTTTTGGAAATAAGTTCCAACTGGGCGGCACGTTTTTTATTAGCCTGATTCCAAATTTCTTCCAAACCATCTTTACCTAAACCATAAGCCGCTGCGTAATCATCTGCAATACGTCTTTCAATATCATCAAGAACTTGCTTGGCATCTATATTAGGGTTATTTAATGCTTCATAAAACTCACCAAAATATTTTTCTCTTGCTGCTTGCCCACCCACTTCTACTTCTTCAGTTTTAACACGTAAAGTTTTTTTACCAGCACCATCTTCAATAGTTTCAAAAACATTTTGCTTAGTTTTAGGATCTACAATATTTCGAGAAACTTTAACAGACTCTCCAGTAAACAACTCTGTACCAAGAGCAGCAGTAAACTCACGCTCAGAACCAACAGTAGCCGTACCCTTCAAACCAATATAACCATTAGGTGTTTCTGCACCCATCCAACGCCAAACACGAACATTCCTTTGTAATCTACTTGTTCCTTCAAACGCTGATTTACTAAACCATCCATCTTTCTCACGAATGATTTCACCATACTCATTTTTAGTAGTAACTTTCTTTGGAAGAATACTTGTACCTTCAGCAGAATACTGATACTTCGCTGTACGCCTACGCTCACGAGAACCCATAACCATACGACTGTAAGCGTTATTGTAAGCAGGGAGAAAGGTTCTACTTGTAGCAGCAGCATCAAACATATTAGTGTGCAACATTTGATCATAAACATCACCAGAACGAAACAATGATTCGACAATAGCGTCAGCACGATCTTGACGGTAGAAAGCACTCGTAGGATCTAAATAATCTATTTGCTTCCTACCAGAAGCAATATCATTTAACTCAGTTAACTCATCTAAATTTTGTTTCAATGTTTTTAACCGTTGAGTTAATAAACCATTAGAAGTTAAATCTTTTGTTGTAGGTTTTGCTATTCCTTCAATACCACGAATTTGCTCTTCAAGATTAGCAATGTTTTGTTTAGTGTTTTCAATTTCTTTAAGATAAGCGTCACCCGCTTCTTTAACCTTTTGAGGTTCAGTACCAAGTGACTTAAACGCTGCTTCTTCTCTACGATACCTAAAAATAATATCTGCATAACCAGCATCAAGCAAAGCAAGTTTTTGTGAAGCACCCGGAGTACCAATAGCCGACTGAAGAATAAGGTTAGAAACCGCTGGGCTATCTGACTTGTGAATAAGACTAGCGATAGTTGCTCTATCAGTTAAACCATTAAAACTAGGATCAAGAGATATTTCTTCAACAGACATTGTTCGTCTACCTTGATCATCAACTGTATGCCATTGATGAAGTGTCCTAGCCAAAGGATTTTTATAATCAGGAATAGGGTCTACTGCATTAAACGTAACAGGATCAATTAGTTGTTGAGGGCGGAAACTTGGATCAGAAGTGACACGGTTAATAATTCCTTCAGGCATTTCTTGTGCAAGATTACGTGCTTCACCCATTTTAATTATTTCTTCAACACGGGCATTACCACCAGTACCCATTTCTTCAACAGCGTCATCACCAAATGCCTTAAAAGCCTGAGCGGTTTTAACACTACCCGGTTTACCAAGCAAACCAAGGCGCATTACTTTAAGACCAACACCAGCACCAATAGCAGGATCAACGAACATTAAACCAGCATCAGTAATGCCAGACATCCATTGTTCAAACCCAGAAGAAAACGCTTTTTCGCGTTGTTCCGTGTCCATAATGTTGAAACCGTCTTTTTGCAAAGGGCTTGTGTCGGCAGCGAGCGCAGCAAGAATAAACGGTGCAGTAGCAGGGTTCATTAACAAAACATCTGATAAACGTCCTCCACCTTCACGGATACGTTTTGCTTCCGCAGCCACAGATGCGATAGCGATTTGTCCGGGTGAAGGAGCCATACCCGGTTCCATCTCGCCACTAAAAACTTGCCCAACATCTAAACCGCCAGAAAGTTCATCGTAAGACAAAGTGCGTACACCACCGGGTGCAGCAGAAATTAATCCACCAAGTCCAATGTTTAACAAGTCGTATCCACCAACGAGGTGTTTGAAGAAACCGTCAAATACTGATTCAACACCACTAAGATTTATTCCAAAGAAAGATAAATCTGCTTCGTCACGGTAATCAAAAATACGAGCCATCATACTTGTGCCCTTATCAATAAGGGACTGTTCGTTGTTTAGGCTAGCAGTATTTTCTTGAACGTATCCTTTAGGGTTGTTTCTAAATTCATCAATGTCTGCTGCTCGCGCGACAGCGGCACCTGAAGGGATAAGTGGGTCAATGAAACGACCTGAAGGTAATGGTTGTGACAAAGCAGGGTCGCTGGGTACACTTGGTAGGTATGCTGATGGTTCAAACGGGTTTGATGCGTATAAAGGATTCGCTATGCCTTGTTTTTGGGCACGGTTGTTAGCCATATCTTGAGCAAATTTTCTTTGTTCTTCAAGACGTTTTTGACGCGCTTTTTCTTTATCAGTACCAATCATTAATAATTCCTACTCATGTCAATACCAGTTAAACCTTTAATGAAAGAGTCTCTGGTTGCGTCATCAGGCCACGGAATAATACTCATGTGAACGATTGTTGGGGCGTTTTCTACTCCCAACGCATCAGTAAATGCTGCAAGGTTTTTCACAAACATGTCCATTTAAGCACCTTTAATGTAACGAAACAGGGACCTTACGCTGTCTGGTGTATCTGGGTTATCTAAATACAATCCGATAAGGGGAAGGAAACGGGCTAGTTGTTGTGTTTCTTCCATTCTTGTGTCTCGTGTTGGTCCTGCTCCCGGTCCACTTCGTAAACCTGCGGTAATAGGTTCTTCTGGGAATTGGGTTGGATCAGTTAAGTTAGGGGAGTCTTCTGGGGTTTGCATGGGTGGGGCGGGAGGTGCTTCCATGCCACCAGCAGCAGGTGATCCTGCTTGCTGGTCGTAATTGCTTGTTAAATCGGTACGATTTGAATAGCCTTTGCCGGGTGTTCCTTCTCGTTTTCCGCCTCGTGGCATTATGCTGCTCCTCTACGTAGTGTTGATAGTAGGGACCCTAAGTTCTGCTGGCTGGGGTTTGGGCCTTGTACGGCTGCCTGTGGGCCTCCTGCGGCCTGTGGGCCAGCCATTGCTTGTACGGTTGCGTCTGCGCTAACAGAGTTAGGTGTTTGTTCTGCTTCCGCCTGTTGTTCTTTGAGTGCTTCTTCTGTTACTTTGTTGAGTGCTTCTGCTAGTTCCATTTTGTCACTTCGTACAAGTTTCATTACTTTGGCTACAACGAGGGGGGCGATTGCCCCGGATGCTGCTTGTTGTTGTAATCCTGACATTATGGCTTGTTCTAAACCTTCAGCAATAATTGTGTCGTGTTCAAATTCTGGGTTGTCAATGTATGGGTCTAAGGTTGATGCGGTTTCTTTTGACATGATTCCTAAACCGACACGTTGCCCGATACCAATGATGAGGCTGTTGAGGTCTGCTCCGCTTGCTGGGTATGAAACGATGTGTTCTTTTGTTTCAAATGTTTCATCAGCAATGTAGGAGATTGGTCGTGCTGAGTTACCTGTGCCGACATATAGGGTTCTTTTATTTGTGCCGTCCCAATTTTTAGCCAGTTCAATGGCTGCTTCGTTTTCTTCTTGTAGCGCGTAAGCGAATGTTTCTTGGGCTTCGGCTACTGGGTAGTCAATGACAGCGGAAAGTACAGCGTCGCCCCGCCTACCAGTGCGTATGTTGCTTCCTGATTCTCCGCCGAACTCTGCGGGGATTCCAGCGGTAAGACGTTGGCTACGCTCCAACCTATCAATGGTTGGGTTAGTGAGATAGCCCGGTTGGGATTGGACTTCTTTGATGTCTCCACCAGCAATGATATTAACCATTCCTGTTCGACCATCATGTGGCCCGTCAAGAAAACGACCCACTTCACCTGAACGACTAACCAAATATGTGTCAGGAAAAATGCCTTTCTCAACAGCGATTGTTTCAAGTGCCATAAGTTTAGCCTGCTGATAGTACATGCCTATCATGTTGTCGAACTGTCCCCCTGCTGTGTCTAATGTGATACGCATTGGGATAACAACAGGGTTTTCATCACCACTCATGTTGGCATAGTTTTCTAAAATAACGCCTCGCATTTGTGTCCCGTTTGATTCCATTTCAATCATTGCGTATGGGTCTACGGATTTGTATCCAGCAGCAATAAGCATTGTTTGTTCTGTGTTTACGTACTCTAAAAGAAGGATGCTGGCATCGTTTGGCATTTCTGTTTCACCTGTAAGAGCGCGTAGTTTGTCACCGTAGCCTTTTGAGCGTAGCCATGCTACTGACCTGCGGTACGCAAAAATGCAGTCAGTTGGTGAAAGGTGACCGGGAAGAATATCAGTTGAAGGGTACGTTTCTAAAGGATGCCTGACCTGCCAAGTCGGACGCTTATCCTTATTATTCCAACGTATAACAACAGGAGACATGCCATAAGCAATCTGGTGCCTTCCTCTTTGTTTCATTTTCATTGATAAACGATCTGACTGCCACCAACCCGTAACGGTACGGGAAGCAGTTAAAGCCCTACGGTCACTTACCCGGACACCGGGTTTAATGCTGGAAAAGGTTACTGAAGGAACAACAGAAGTGATACGTCCAGCCATTTGGTCAACGCCTTGCGCAAGCAAATTAGGGACGGACGGCATGGTGCTGTCTTCCATGTCAGGAAGAGGTATTTCCATAGTGCCGTTATAGATTGCTTGAATGATTTTCATTTTCTGGTGCAACGGACCATAGAAAGAAAGTCTCTGACGGTAAAGTTGGATAACTTCTTGAGCGTTCATGCAATTCCTCTACGAGAGTTAAACAGCCATGCCGGTCGAGCCATTTGATACATGCCTTCCCTGCGCCGCGTGTAATGGTTTTCTACCGCAAGTTTTTGAAACCACGTAGACATTAGGGTATCATCCGTGTCTCCATCAGGATAGGATATACCCTCTTGTATTAAATAACCCATCTGTAAACGAGATTGTGGTGTCGCCCAAGGAATACGGATCATGCCCTGTCGAAACAAATCACCAATAGATTCAAACCCAAACTTAGGGTCACGCTTGTTCACAGAGGTTGTGTGAGGAATAAATATTTGCCCCGTCTGCTCCATCCACTTTTGAACGTGAGGCTGAGACAACAACCATCTCTGGGCAGCGTTCACCTCAACCACCACATGCGTAATAGGCACACCCATGTTGTTTGATTCTTCTGTCACCTCAGGGATCAGGCCAGTCCACTCGAACGTATTAAGGTCAAGGCTAATGAAATCTTCGGGGTTCATTCTTTGTCGCCACAAATTAATAATATACCTGCGGTCCGTGTCCGGGTCGTACATCCACCAGATCACAGCCCAAAACTCAGTAGGGGAAGGGTCAACTGTAATAAACGACCAAGCATCACTATCTATAAGATGCGGGGGAATCTCGTAGATGCTGCGTTCAAGGTCCTTACAACCCGGCGCATAATAACCCTCACTATCCAAACCACCATCAATCCACACAGGATCAATCAGGCCACCAACATCAGTACCCTCTTCCTGCTGGTAAATAAGTTGATAATGGCGAGGATTCTGAAACTTAACCTGCTCCAACATTTTCCACGGCAAACGATACGGATCAAGCAAACAACCCTCAGGCCACGGCTTAGCGTCCAACCCATGATCATCATCACACCCCTCCGTATCATGCGCCTTAAACACAACATGCGTGTACTTAGGAGTCTCATCCAAATTCTTCTTATCAAGACAATAACGATACAAATCATTATTAGCAATCCTCTGGCCCTGCAAAATCAAAACCCCACCCGGCTCCAAACGAGTCTCAGCCTCAGTATCCCACCACTCCCGAATATTATCCTTCGACTCAACAGTCTTAACATTCTTCCGATCCACCAAGTCATCCCACACCACAACATCAAAACGGCCACCAAGAAAACCACTATCCTGACCCCAAGCCGACAACGTAGCCTCCTTATCATCAAGAGAAGTACCATCCAACTGCCGAACCACCAACTCATCACCACGCCACTTATCTGAACGACCCTCCGGCTTAAAAATACCAAAATCATCCTGCAACGTAGCCTCAGCATCAAACGACTTACCAAGAATCAAATCATCAGCATTAACCCGCAAAGGAGCATCACGCTCCAAACTCTTCTTAATACGACCCGCATACATGCGCGCCTGACGCTCAGTACGCGAACCAATCTGAATACGAATCGAACGATCACGAGCAATAATCCAACACGGAATATCATGCGTAAACAACGTAGACTTACCAGAACCCGGAGGCTCATTCATCACAACAAACTCCCGATCCGCAGACTCCAACCGCCGCAAAATCTCATACGCAGCCCTCTCCTGCCACGGAGTAGACCTACGCCCAAAATACCGCAAACGAAAAAACCCAAAATCCTCCAAAGCCCGCTGAGCCTCAACACTCAAAGGAGGAGCAACAACCACCCCACCCACCACAGACACACCAAGCACAGACGCAGCCTCCAACCCAGAAGACCCCTGATCACCCCGCTCAAAACGATAAGCAGACGAAACACTCAACCGCGCCCGCCTAGCAGCCTGCTCAACCCCCAACCCACCATTACGCGCCTCAAAAAACCTACCCCACCTATCCAAATCAACCCTCTTCACCCACAAACCATAGCAGAACCACACACCGAACCCCAATGACAAAACAACACTGTCCGCATATATACCCCTATGGAGGGGTACCAGCCTCGGCAAGGCCCCGGTCATACCCAACCACCCCCCTCCCTATGGTTT